AAAATTCCTTTTGCGGATCACTCATCTCCACCTTGACCGGCTTCCAGCACGGTGCATCTATGTGCCGTGTCTGAGAGATCGCAGTATTGATGTCGATGATCAACTGACTTAGAGGGTACTCACCACGCTCTTTGATTTCGAGTCCGTCCATGATGTCCATCGGAATGACTATCCGAGGACTAAGACCGACACCCATCGAAGGGCTATTGAGTACGTCGACCAGCCTCCTAGCTGTGACGACACCATCACCTCGACCGCCAAAACGCAAAGGACCTGTACCTGCACTGTGTGGTTGAAGACGCCTGAGCGTCTTACGCGCGATTGAGTCATCTATCTTTGAGACTTGATCGAGCGTGGCTAAACCCGCGGACGACTTTCCAGCAGTGAATTTGGACGCACAAAGCTCAGCTATGTGTCCGACATCACGTATGTCAACTTTTGTTGAGGTCACTGAAGTAATAGTAGGGACCGCTAGACGTTCGCAAAAGGTTCCGTAAGGACCGAAGAAGGATTTCTCGAAGTTGATCTTGAGGCCTAGTGCTTCAAGAGTGTGGTCATATTGTTGTCGTTGCCTCCTCGTCATGAGTGCAATGAGATCATCCCCACAGATTCGGACTGATTCCTTCGGTGTTTTAGCCCTCCACGCAGCAAAGCCGTTAATTATGCACAGCACCGGCCATGATGCTCCTAGTCCCATATGGATACCTCGTTTCGTAGTCATTCCATTGTATGGACTAGTCGGGTCCGCGATTTCTTGCGGACCAAACACAGCTTCGACAATATCTCGGTCGCCTTCGATACCAACCATCTCTACCAGCACGTCTGCGACAGCTCGTGCAACAGAGTGGGGAATAAAGTCGGTGGCCTTGGATAAGTCAGCGCTGTAGAGCTGGACGTCCTTTTGACTGGATTCGAGTGAGATTACTTGCTCTCCTTTCAACACGTCCCTGGTGGTGACGAGACCTCGAATAACGCTTAACCATCGATGCGTTAGGTCTCGTGCACTGTGCACAATTGCAGCTGGATGTAAAGATGCAACTCGTACTTTCCCACCCATCTCGGGAATCGCGACTAGCTTCAAAGCCGGTCGTGTCTCTCGCAGAAGGGTCAGCACCATACTCCGTTCCGGGGCAACATACTTGCCGCTGAAAACCATATCGATTGCTTCAGTAAACTGAACACCTCGAGCGATTTCAGCGCGCTGTTGAGCCACGTACTCGGCTGCAGTGGTTGCTGCTGCCCGCTTTATACGATCAACAACGGTTAGTTCCTCAGGTGGAAGAATTGAACTCCGCGGATCCCAGCCCTTGGTCAGCTTCTTGATGATGCTCTCCCGCAGTGCTGTGCTAACGCCTCCGTTCTTCCCTGGTACCTCGAGACAACCCTTGTTGGAAGCAGGTAGGGGATAATTTGCATTCTTACGTCCGGAACATGTCTTTAGGATCATGCGTGTATATTCTCTCAGCTCTTCCAGGAGAGATTCAGGTACAGCATGCTCCGTAAAGAAACGTTCCTCAGTTCTAAACTTCGACTCTTTGAGTTCGTCGTTCGATAGTTTCCAGCAGATAGCGCGCGTAATCGTTGAGGCGCGAAACAACTGCTTTCGTCGTTTGATCGTCAGCTCTCCTTCGGCTAGTGCCTCCGACCTCCAACGATGGGCCTC